TCATCCGTCGCCCACGTGGTCAGTTCGTCCCATCCGATGAAGCTGTATTCCTGACCGTGGAATTTAGCTTCGTATTGTTCCTTTTTTTCGATGTAGTCGAAGATCAGGACTTCACCCGTGGGGAATGTCCACTCGCGCATGCTCTTGTTGTACGTGGCGCCAGGGAACAGTCTTGGGAAAAGACGATGGCTCTTAACGATCAAGTCTTTAAGCGACGAAAACTGGCGCCTGAGGATCACCCCGCGCCAATAACTGCCCCACCCCTTTCCAATGTGTTGTCCAAACGCCATCAGCAGGCACTCGGACTTGCCGTTGCCCCTGGAGCCGTGGAACAGCACCTCTTTTACAAGGTTGCGAGGTTGGCCGGTGATGAGGAGCATGCCTTGCGAGCTCAGCCCACCGCCTGCACCTGGGATCGGCTCCCATACGACATTCCTTACGGCCTTTGTAATCGCTCTCAGATTCCCAGCGGAGCTCATACGCCACCGTCCATGAAACGTATATGACTCACTGGAGCCTTATATGGCTCGTAAATGCTCCAAGAGCCTTTTTTGCGCACAAGCGCCTGGCCTTGTTTGATCACAAACAAAGCGTCCACGCATTGGTAGTCGCTTAGTGTCCGAGGGACAGTCACAGAGGGGGCCGGATCAAGGATGTTTTTGCCGTCAAAAAGTACCTGGTGGACGAGTCCAGATGCAGTCAGTACCTGGAGGATTGCGGGGTGGCCGAAGATTTCGAGGATTTCTGGGCTTGCTGTGCCCATGGTGATTCCGCTGGCCTTGCTGAATCCTGGGAATGGGATATACACAGGGGCATAGCCAAGGCTGAACAGGATCGATGCGGTCTGCTGAATGCTCACGCCATTGCGTTGTTTGTCAGCTCCGTAGAGATCCAGAGCTTGCTCGTAGCTGATCGCCAATGTGTTGGCCAAAGTCGCGATACCGCAGTCGAAAGGGGTTCTTTGCTTGATCATCAGCTGAGCTCGTTTGTTTTAGTTTTTGCGAGCAACAAAGCGTCGGATTGCTGCTGTTGGAGCATTAAATCGAGATCGGAATCACCGCCCATTGACGGTATAAGTGCAATACCAGTGGTAGTTTCTTCAGTTGTTTCGGTGCGAATGGTTACTTCTTTTCTGTTCCAATCGCCGAATTCTTCCGGCATTCGTCGCGAAAGTAAGCGGGAAGCTTGGTTTGCATCACCCATCTTGATCGCTTTCATCACTGTATCGATTGCAGGTTTGCAGGATTTGGCTTTCGCCAGGTCTACTCGCTCCAGAAACTCCAGCAGCAGGAGCTCATCTTTGGTTAAGTCAGACTCGATCTTTCCATCTTCCTCGATCTCTTTTGCGGCCTTTTGCCATGCAAAAAAGGTCGAGGACGGCACGCCGGCACACCCACAGGCGATCTTCAGACTGGTCGTCTGAGTGATGTACTTTTCGAGATCGGTGATGATCTTTTTAGTGAGCGCCTTAGTCGCCATCAGTCACTCCAGGAACCGCGCGCCGCTTTTCGCGATCATCAGAGAGTCCGATATACCGTCCTTGATCGCCCGCGCGCCGGTCTTGTTTTTGCGACCATAAATGGCTTCAGCCTCGAAAACCTCGTAAGCAACTTCGGCGATTTGCTCTTTACTCAAGCCTGTGAGTCCCTGACAGCCCCTCCACTCTTGTGGCCTGGCAAACCTAACTTCTTTGGCAACCAGCGCAGCAACAGCTCGAATAACTCCGAAAGCATCACCAAAGCTAAACATTGAAGTAACGCCCTGCCCTGGCCGCGCGCCAACTTTCTCGACCACGGCCAAATCAATGTCGTAAGTTGATAGCAGATTGAAAGCAGCAATAGGATCAACTTTGCGCTTGCCGTCCTCGCCTACAGTAGTCGGCATTGGATAACAGGCTACAAGGTTAAATCGCTCATCAATTACAGATAGTCCTCCTGAGAGGCCAGGATCGATACCAAGTATTTTTCGCATTGCAGTTTTCTTATTATTATTTTTATGCGTATATTGTAACAGTTATTACTTGTTGTTTGTGCGCAAAGCTTCTTCTAAACGCGGCAGGCCTTTACCTACGTTTTCAACAAGCCACTTATATCGAGTGGACTTCATGAACTCCTTTTCTTCCCCCTGATAGCAGTAGTCAAAGCCTTCCTTTTTGATCCACTCTTCCTGCGTCATTCTAGAGCCATCCTTACGAGGCCTTGAGAACGGGCAGATGATGTTCTTTTCCTGGAGGATAAAGATGATGTGGACGTCGTTAAGCTTTGCCACAGCGCGATACTTAGCAGCGTCTACGAGCGTCGGGATAATGCCTTTGGCTTCGTAAAAAATCCTGTCGTTCAGGGTGTCTACCCAATCCGGCTGATAAGTATGCTCGATGACGTACTTAACCTTATGCGACTTCGGCTCGTACTCCAGGCCCTTGAGTCCACCGAATTTTGAGATATGCACTTCTGGCCATGATCGATAAGGTTTAGGGACTGGCGGCAGTGATGGTAGGAAAATGACATCTTTGATCGAAACCGGTTTCCTCCCGTACCTCTGTTCATTGTACAAGTTCCAGTCCACTTTTTTAAGTGCGGCGAGGCAGGTGTCGGTGATCAGTTCCAGCGTTGCGTCATCAATCCCCTCCAAGCCCTGCAGCAAGTTCCTGCGGAGACCATCAACTTCGGCCATGTCGATAAGCGGAGGACAATCAACTTGCATGTTCATATAAGGCCTTTCTTATTATTATTTTTGCTCTTATATGTACATCATAAAGATGAGCAAAAGTCGGCACAATGGCTTGAGTGAAGATAATTCGATCTTTGACAAACAAAATTTGTTGAGTATACAAACTTACGAGGGATGGCCTTCCATGGCCATTTGATACTTAGAGCGGCGCGCCGAGTTTGAAGTAGCTGGCCATTTGATCTACCGACGCCTGGTCGATGATGTAGTAGTTGCCGGACTTGCCCCCATCAACCATTTTGGTCTTAATGCCGAAGCACTTCAGGACGTTGGTTACAGCCGCTTGCTTAGCCTTAGCAGTGTTAGCGCGCGGCATGTTGATGCCTAGGCCAATAACTTTAGAGCGCATGGTATTGAGGCGGTCAAAGAGCGCTGAAGAGTCATCTGCTCTCCAGTCTTTAGTCAGCGACATTTCAGCGATAGCTGGCAGGATCTTTGAGAACACCGCCAGTTCGTCGTCCGGGCTTACGCTGGTGACGCTGTAGAGCCTTTTGAAGAGTTTGATCTTGGCCTCACCCTCGCCTTCGCCCCACAGCTTCGCGTCGGCCTGGGACAGCTGCGAGCGCCCCATAACTTCCTGGGCCCGTGCTCGAATCACAGAGAGGTACTCAACCTCATCATTTGATCCGGAATCGTTAACCGCGCGGACGACCTGGGTGCTTGCTGGAGCTGACCTCAGTAGCTTGGCAGCGGTTTCAGCTTTAACTGATTTACGGCCCTGAGAATCGGCAACAAACCCTAACTTGGAGGTCTCGTCATCACGCTCAAGAGCCTCGACCACGAAGCCTTGCATTAAGAGCAGAGCTGGCAAGGTGTATTGGACGTTGTCCTTCAGCCAAGCCTCGCTTGAGCAGTGGTCATAACGCATCGACTCAAAGGCGGTTGGAGCGTTGTCAGCTGCGATTGCTGCGCGGATCTTAGCCTTGGCGTCTGCGTTGATCGTCAGGCCTTTGAGTAGCTCTTCGACAGCAACCATCTCCTTCTTAAAGGCGATCTCAACGATCTCGGATTTTTTGTAGTCGGGATTTTTAAGGCCCACCGTAAAGAGCTCGGCAGTCCGGTCACGGCGCATCATTTGAATCGCGTCGGAAGGTACTACCTGCCCACCAAACAGCCCGAAGTGGCATTCAAAATGTTTGGATGTGATCGACAACGCACTCGTAATCACAGGGCTGTAGATGACGATCTCATGCTCCATCGAATTCGGATTCGCGATAAACGCCGCCTGGGCTTCCCATTTTGAATTTTCAGCGGTGATGACGAGTACCGATCTCTTAACCTTCTTTTCAATG